GATCACCTCGAAACAAAGTAATTGGATTGCTAATAGTTACATCAGCACCGCGTTCAATAAGAAAAAGTGCCTCCTTTTCCCTCCGCCATTTACAGGCCCAGTAGAGGGGGGTAGACATCTGTTCACTACTATACATATCCCTTGATAACCCATTAATACCTGCTCCTGCTTCAAGTAACTTTTCAAGAAGATCTACCGGGCCTGTCATAGCAGCTACACCCAGAGGAGTACGGGATTTATAATCTGTATTTATATCTGATCCGGCAATTTTGATTAATTCCAATGTTACCCCCACCAATCGTTTCTTTATAGCTTCATTGAGGGCCTTTGTGGAATAAGTTGCCCCCCGTGCAAGTAACCGAATTGCTTGTGTAGAATCATTTGCATGTATAGCCGCATATAGTTGATGATCTAGGGCTCGTAGTGAGTCGTCGCCATAGGCATATGTTGTTTCAGCCTCTGGATTAGCTCCTTTTTTTAGAAGAACTGCTTTGACCGGCGCCATAGTGATCTCATCCTCCTCAATCAACGCCATTGGATTTCCTTGGTTAAAATCGATTCCTTCCACATCTAAGAGAAATAGAGCTACACGGGGATTCTTAACTTTACAAGCTATACAGAGGGCAGTCTCAGCGTGTTTATTTTTATCATTAATGTTGGCACCATTTTGTAGAAGTTTTCTGACTAGATTAACATTATCGTGTTCGGCTGCAAACATCAAGGGGGTATTATCCTCATAGTCTTTTGCATTTACATCTTTATGAAGGGGAGAATCCAGTATGGCTCCCACAACCACTTCCATACCCTTTTTACAAGCCAAATGAAGGATCGTCAGACCATTTTCAGCAAATTTTTTATATCTTAAATCAGCCCCAGACTGTATAAGATGGAGAGCCTCCGCGATCCTTTCATTAGAAATAGCGTCATATAATTGCTGCCATACAATACTAGGGGAAGGGCCTTTCGTTTCAATGAGATCCCGTTGTAGTTCATCTGCTTTAATCCGTAACAAACCCATATCAGCCTCTGTTAATAGCGGAGCTGTAGAATCAACAAAAAAACAAACATGATCATTTGAGCCGGCTTTTTTAACATATTCATCAACACGTGCTGATCCTACATTATCCGCTACATGCTTCTGACTTCCTACTACAAGAGGCCCCTTGTGGGCTGTTTCAGGATTATAATCACGAGGTATGTCCAGGACAGCAACACCATTTACAACAAGATACCCTCCTACTCCTGGCTTAAAAATTTCCTCTATCCTTTTGCCCAGCACTATAGAATGAACTAAATGATCCGTAAATTCAGCGGGGATTTGATATGCTACTCCAAAGGCATCGTCACACAAATACCAGCTACCATTATTCCGAATCATTGATATAGCATGAAAATGTTCAGGGTCATGGAGCCAAATAAGGAGATTCAGTGCAACTAATGTCTCTTTCCAATCTGCACGAAGAGGCGGGTTTCTGGGAAAAATGGAAATACCTGGTAGTAATTTTTTTATTACTGCCATATTTGTAGTACAGTTTTCATAAACGTCGTCATTAAATGCGGTGGGATTAAGCCGAATCACATTTTGGTCTAAATTATACCTCGCAAAAACACCTCTGGAGAAATTCTGACTAGCAGTTCTTCTTAATTCTGAGCCTTTTGTGAACGGCTTGAGTTCGAGTGTTTGACGATTCAAATAACGAATAAGAACATTGCGAACATATGCAGAATTATCGTAATTATCTCTAATAAACGCACGGTACTCCTCATTAAATTCGGAGAGGCCTTCGGCTCTTTCTGGAGTTAACCAGGCTTCGAAGGGGTCCAAGAAAATATGCCGGACAACATCGGCATAGCATAAAATAGTTTCTAGGGCATCCGCCACGCATGTACTGCGTGTTTGACCCGGAATATATGCAACGGGGCGATTGATTTGCAGGATGTTTGAACTGGCCCCAGCTGCCGCCATTTACTAGGGCGGCTGAAATTAATTGTCCAGCATGACATGAAATCGTTTCTTAAAGGCTGTTAAAATCAGTTTGATATCCTCTAGGTCAGCGGTGTTGATACACAAGTAGGTGACAGCGTCGGGCATGTGAACTTCGGTGTTCTCTAGTTGTATTTGATCTTCTTCCTCTGTATCCGGGTTTGAAGTCTCTTTGGGCGGTGCTTTGAGCGGTGCTTTGAGATACTGAAATAGGACAGCAACGGAGCCAATACCAAGAGCTCCTACTGCTACTCCCGTTACAATTGTAGGTGTTGGGTCGAACGAATCTATGACGGAGGTTCCATTAATAATGAAGGGAATAGTGGAAGACGAAGGATATGGCACTAACATAAAAAAGGGCGATGTGGAGGCTGATGCAGATCCATTGGTCGGCCACGGGGTGATCATTACCAGTGGCGTAGAGGTTGGTGTTTCGAAGGCTGTTGGCGTTGAAGAAGGATAAGGGATACAATAGACAAGCGGTGTCCCTGTTACAGCAGCAGAATGACTTGGCGACCCTGTTATAGTCTGGGATGCAGATAGACTAGCCGATGAACTTTGCAATGGACTTGTTGATGAACTACCCGATGGATGAATTGATGAACTAACAGATAAACTAACAGATGAACTACCCGATGAACTTTTGGATTTACTAACTGATGAACTTTTCGATGGACTAATCGATGAACTTTCAGAAGGACTTTTCGATTTACTAACTGATGAACTTTTCGATGGACTAATCGATGAACTTTCAGAAGGACTTTTTGATGAACTTTTTGACAGAGTTATCGATGGACTTTCAGAAGGACTTTCAGAAGGACTTTCAGAAAGAGTTGCAGAAGGAGATACTGATAGAGTAGTAGAGATAGATGGCGATAGAGTAACAGAAAGGGTAATGGACGGCGACCTGGTTAATGATTCTGAAAGAGTAATTGAGGGGGTCATCGTCGAGCTTTCAGACAAGGTAAGAGTGACGGATGAAGTTTTAGATACAGAGGCAGATAGAGTAATTGATGGAGAGATCGAACTAGTCATGCGAAGTGTACGTGTGACAGATGGACTTGCAAGTAGCGATCCAGACATCGATGCTGACTGCGTGGTCGAAGGCGTCAGTGATCCGCTAGACGAAGAACTTGCCGTCTGCGTGGGTGTCACAGATACAGAAGAGCTAGGTGTGGAGGTAATAGGAGGTGATGGCGACATAATACCAATACTGCCAGAAAAATGATAATGACACGCAGGGTATTGACGAAAGAATGTTGTATAGGTTGACATTCCAAACTGATAATTAATCGTGCCCCAGCGCCCTCCAGGGCATCCATCAACTGCTAATCCAGGACCGTAGGTGCAACTGCAGGTGGTAGCTGTTTCAGTACACGGCCCTCCCGTATAATTTCCAATAAACATATCAGGTATGCCAATACCCCTAAAATGATAAATATTAACGAAATGTTTAATATAGTAGAGAACATCCCCTGTTACCTTCTCCAATGCCCCTTGGAGTCCAAGTGCAGCCTGGCATATGGTAAGTGGAAGATCTGAAGCCGTAGGGGAAGTAGAGTAGGAGGATGACACTGAAAGTGTAGGGCTGACTGTAGCTGTTGGAATGCTAGAGATGGAAATAGAGGCAGATGGACTCACAGAAACAGTGTTACTTAAAGAGGGACTGACAGAAGGATAGAGTTGGTATTGATATATTTTAAGATTGTAAGTAGTATTATCTGAATCACAATGAGCAATCGGATCAAGCGATAGTTCCAAAGAAGATAGATTATAGAATGAATAATTCGTTTGTGCTATATTAAACGTAGGAGATAGACTACTTACCACATTATCATTGTATTTCAAGGTTATTTTGACGCCATTAGTACCAGGATAATTGGATGGATGAGATGCGGTATAGGAAACTATGTAGAGTGTATTATTATTAGCATATGTATTATTCCAAACGATGGTTGGCTTACAGTTTCCCTGAAAGGTAGTGAAACAATTACTGCTGTGCGCTGGATGCAGAAGTGTATTTCCAATAATACACACCGAATTTTGGATTTGCCAATACGAACCCGCTGCAACAAGGGTATTTGTTCCATAATAAGGCATGGGGCGTACCACATTTGCGGCGTCATAATAGTTGTAATACCACCCATTAAACCCTTGAACAGGGGATATATCTGTGGCAGAATCTGCAATCAGAACGGGGCGTGTAAGAGGTGTACTAGTAGGAGATGGTGTGGCAGCCGGTGAAATGGTGCGCGAAGGGGAAGGAAACCGAGTAGCGCTGATAGATAGACTGGGGGAACCTGACGTAGTGGGACTTGCTGTGACTGTAGGTGTAACAGATGCAGGTGCACACGTCCAACATCGAAGCGCATACGCCTGAATCTGCCACGTTGTGCTTTTGTATATCGTTGCAGAAACATTGCTAATCATTGGATTTGTAGAAAATGGGAATAAATACATGTTATTTCGAAGAGAGGTTGTGAAACTTGGAGTCTGATACAGCAATGAGGTGCCATCATAGAACTGAAAACCGGTAGGTGAATGTGTACCGTCTGTGTTGGCCCACCACTCACAGGAATAGATCGGTGCCGGTGTCACGAAGGAAAGAGTCACGTGATAGACAGATCTTGCAGCAGGATTCCAGTCGTAGGTTGGATTCCAGAACATGGATGTTGAAGGAGGATTCTGAAGGAGTCGGGAAACTGTATACCCAGCAGTTACTAGGGGTACCCCGTCCTCATCCACAATTGATGCAGGATCCATCACACTGCACGTCATAGGTGCCTTTGATGATGAGGCCGTTACAGATGGGGAGATAGATACAGAGGCTGAGATAGATGGTGATACAGCGATAACCCCTAAAAAATTATAGGAGCACGTGGGGCTCTCATTTACAAAGCTGTAGCCATCAGTGGATCCATACGAATAGGTAATATAGGAATTACGTCGGCCGCTGCATCCTGCAACTGTGGATCCTTGCGTATAGGAACACTTGCACGTGGCACCGATCATAGAACAACCAACAAAGTTTCCCATAGAAATAAATCCAGAACCATACGGCTGCGTTACGTTGAAGCCAGGGAGAATATAGTAATAAGAACCTAGCACAGTCAGTTGACCATAGAGTCTGGTTACTGAGTAACAAATACCTGCAGGACTTCGGGTTGCCGATGGTGTTGCCGATTGTGTTGCCGATGGTGATTGAGATCCAGGGCCTGGACTTTGACTTATGGAAGGACTTGCGAAAGGACTTGCGAAAGGACTTGCAGTAACTGACATGGTTTCAGAGCTAGATATTGTTCCAGAACCAGTGATACTTGCGGTCAGTGAATCACTAGGAGTTATAGATGCAGCTAGACTAAAGGAACCAGTAGGGCTCATGGATTCAGTTACACTAGAGGACCCCGTTGGGCTCAAAGAACTGATAGAAGCAGTTACACTGGAGGAACCAGTGGGGCTCCTAGATTCAGTTGGACTAAAAGAACTAATAGAGCTCATTGATTCAGTTACACTGGCGGAACTAGTAGGACTAGCAGATTCAGTTGGACTAAAAGAACTAATAGAGTTCATTGATTCAGTTACACTGGCGGAACTAGTGGGGCTCCTAGATTCAGTTGGACTAATAGAGCTCATTGATTCAGTTACATTGGCGGAACTAGTAGGACTAGCAGTTACACTGGACGACCTAGATTCTGTTGGTGATGGCGACGGTGACGGCGATGGCGACAGCGATAAGGGAATCAGGTTGTACGAAATAGAGAAGATCGGGTCGCCATTCGCATTTGGTGCAATCGGCACCGACGTCGGAAAGTTAATTGTCAGTGTTGAATTTTGTTGAATAGAAAGCCCCGTACCAGAAAAATCAAGATACTGCCATTGATTCTCCTCTCCACCACACCATGTCAACCCGCATTCCGAAAATCCCCCGTTGATCGACTGCCCAATTGCGTCGCACGAACAACACGTGTTCGCATAGGTTCCAGTGAACCCGTTGATTGTGATGGGCGCCCCGGAATAGACATAGCCGTTGCCTACGGCCTGAAACGCTAATTGTTGAATTCCTATATTTCCTGATGCCGCATTCGTTGGTGCAAGGGCTGTAATGTTGCCCGTTGACACCGGTGTAACACCTGTGCAGACATTTCCGTCAATGTCCCCATTATAGGTTTGGAACAAGGATACGGCACCAGTCATCATCAGCAGCACAGGCCACAGATGCATCTAATTTATTCTTTGAAAATATATGAATATATGTTCCCCCAAACCATGACTGTCACGCTAGTTCATAATAGCAACGCTATTTTAATATTGTATATTACGGGCATGGTTCTTACAGTTATTCACATAGGTAAATGCGGTGGTTCCTCTGTAACAACCTTACTAAAAAGCCATCGCATATCACATCGGTCTGTTCATATAGATAAACCTGAATTCAAACGTACCGATAAATATGTAATTTTAATAAGAAATCCTATTTCGCGGTTTATATCAGCATTTAACTGGAGATACAAATTAGTTGTAACAGATAAAAGTCAAGAAAATAGATTTCCTGGCGAGAAGGCCGCATTAATTACGTACGGCTCGGTTAATAATTTAGCGGAGAATATTGAAATATTCAATAAACAATACATTCATCATATTCATGAAAACATTGATTATTATTTGAGCGATTTTTTAAAAACATGTAAAAAAGAAAGTATACTCGGCGTCATCACGCAAGAAAATTTTGATGCCGATGTTAAAACCGTCTTTGATATAACTAATAATATGATTCACGCAAAAAATAATTCAGATGCCGATAAATATTTATCTGCGGCAGGATATGAGTTACTTAAAAAGCATTTACACAAAGATTATGAATGCATAGATAAATTATTCGCAATGAATTGTATAACGAAAGAGCAATATGATGTTTTATCGAAATGAAAATATGATATAAGAAGATCCAACGAAAACAAATCATAGATGCCGCTTGATTATTGGATAGCAGGATCCCCAGCTGAAAAGAAGGAGGTCATCCTGCAGTTTCTTATGACGGGTCACCGTGCATTGGTGATCATTGAAAAGAATTCGAAGAAGGCACAGGAAATCATTGAAGGCCTCCATGCGGAAGGGAGACTGCCTTGCAAGGTCAAACTCACAACGGGGTGTGAAACCTATTCCTTTGATGGTGAAGGGATCATTGATGTAACCAAAAAGATCATTCTTCACACAGGCCTGGATGGATATTCCCTACATCTCTTGACATCATTGAAACCTACCTTGGCTATCTTTGTCTAAACTAAGGCACTATCTGTTGCTTCATTTGATGCAGACTGCCGATTTATTAGCTCTAAATCAGTATCAGACTTATTGCGCTTCATCGTATTCATGTTGTTGGTGCTATAAGGAATTGGATTATGAACGTTTGTAATAGTTGGTCTTGGACTAAACACGTAGTTCAAAATCATTCCGATAATAGCGAGGGCAATCAGAGAAATCCCCACTGCCACTAAGACCGACATCGAAATGACAATCCCTGCCGTAAAGAGCCCTGCGCCAATCAGACCAATACAGATTAACACAAAAACTGTAGTCAGCATCCCTTCACTATATACTGGGGCTGTACTTTAGATTAAATGCCAAAAAAGTATCAACTTCTTTCCTTCAATTGATCACGGCAGATCAAGGGTGGGCACTTTACACAGTTCAGCCGATTGATCACAGCAGGTGAGCGCTACACTGTCCACTGCACGGCCGTCCGATTGCATGGGCTATTACACTGCGCTACACTGTCCACCCGAAAAACTCTTTCGTGAATTCGTTCATACTCCTGGTTGCCATCGATCCATTACAGGCATCGCAAATTGGCCGCAGATTGTTAATGTTCATATCACCGCCCTTACTTTCGGCGATGACGTGGCCACAGTGGAAACTGCGATTCGTGATCTTCACAGAACGGCAGCTGACACAATCGGACTGGGCCGTATCCACGCCCATGTACTTATTCCACACAAGCGTTTTGATATGCTTTGGAATCTTCTTGCGCTTCACATGAAGCGGATCTGATTCTGAGGCTTCAGCAGCTGCAGCAGGAGAAGGGGTTGCTGCCTTCTCAAATGCCGCAAAGGCCGCAGCCCTGGCATCCGCCTCCTTTTGTGAAGCCACGAGAAAAGCCCGAGCATCCGCTGCCTCTGCCGCTGCCTTGTCCGATTTGACCTTTAGCTCAAGAGCCACCTTCATAGCCTCCTCTGCCTTGGCCCCCGCCTTTGCTGCATCGGCATCTGCTTTGGTTGCAATCCCCGTAGCCGACGCCACCTTCTTCTTGGCCTCCAGAAGATGGAATTCGAGTGCAGATGCAGTTTCAACAGGTGCAGCAGGTGCAGCAGCAGGAGTAGAAGCCGTCGGATCCTCTTCCTCATCATCATCGCTTTCTGAATCCTTTGACCCCTTGGTCATCACCTTCTTTTCCTTCTTGGGCTCCAGAGCCGCAGCTTCCTTCCACACTGGAATAAGCGGAGCCATTTCGGCATCGAGCCATGACGCAGTGCCCTTGCGCTCCCGCAAGAAAGTCGCAAAGTGCCGAGCTGCGCTGCGGGAGAGACCGGTCACTGTCTGCACACGCTCCTTGAAGAGGGCCCATGGCGTTGCTGCCTTTTCTGCCTTTACTGTCTTTTCTGTCTTTGCTGCCTTTTCTGCCTTAGTTGCCTTCAACATCACAGGATCAGTGTTCATCATTGACGTATTCATCGTGCAGCTAAAACCCTTCGACCCTATCAGCCGTCAATTTTTTTAATAACAGGAAGAGAAGGGTAGAATCCCCTTACATCCTCCGAGTAGATCTACGGCGAGGCCGGGACTGACGGCGGCGACGACTACGACGAAATCTCTTTCCACCCTGCTGAGGAAGCGGATCAGGATTTACGTGTACTTTTAGTTCATCTCGTATTTCATTTCTCTGTTGATCAAGGGGCATAGTGCGAACACGGGAATATATGACATAAATAAAATTCTGGGTAACAAACCCGCCTGAATTGTACGCAGCTACCAATGATTTCGAGCCTACATTATTAAAATATTGGAGCCAATTAACAAACCCCTCAAAAAAATCATTAGGTGCCGATGCCAAGAATGATTGCAAAATTAGGGCTTCGTCATTCATTTACAATAAACGCAGATTTTTACTAGGCCGCAACATACTCCTCGAAGGTTGCGCACATCGGCCGCAGTGCCACTTCTTCACTTCCCTCCACATCAGGATAGCCAAATTCCCGCATCATCGTGATGAAATTTTCCGCATGAAACCAGGGATTGGCCGCGGCAAAGGTTCGCAAGGCTCCTGCGGAATACATGCCTGGATAGAATTCTCCGCCATCCAGCCGACCTTCTGCATAGGATATATGACCTAACACCATCCCGTTCCCCTGTTCACATACATGCTGGATGCGAAGCGTCGATGACTCCCGTGTCAGATAGGCCAAGATGCCGTAGGGAGCACCGTTCGCGGTGCGGCACAAGATCTTCATGGTAGTGGACCCCGGTTCATACAGAATCTCCTCCACATCTGCCTCCCACTTGGTGCCCCAGTGCTGGTAGTGCCAATCGACGATCTTGTTGCTATCCGTAATATCGGCCGGTGCAGGTAAGATCTTCTCAAAATCGAATCTGATATCAAACAGCGCCTTGATCTCAGCCGCAGTACCCGTCAGTGTAATGGTGTTATCAATCCAGTCAGGCATATAGATAATTGAATTGGCGATTCCTTAGATATTGTCATTCATCGGTTAAAAATCCCCCATAACCAGTAATGGAGGCCCCCTGGACACCGCCCGACCCCTACAAGACAGAAGAATCCATTGCAGCAGAGAGAGAACGGCGCTATATAGAAAAACAGCGCAGCTCGCCTCCCCTGTTTCGGTCACGGAAGGCTGGTGCAGATCATATAGAAGCCAATAAGGAAGTAGATGAAGAACTGGCAAAAATTAAGGCAGAAGCTCCGCCAGGAGCCTACGAAGCATGGGAAGCCTCCTTATTGGCTGCTAGACAGGTCCGATACGCAGAAAAGGCAGCGGCACGGATTCGTGATCACCAGGCATTAAATGCAGTGGGACGGGAGGCCTTATTGGCAGATCCAGTAGGTGCCCCAACAATCGTAATCGACGATACCCCCAGCACCCTCTTGTATCAAGCTATCCTGGGCTCTAGTCATTTAATACTCATATATCGCTGCGGCCCCGATCTTACCGCCGCGTATCAGTCTAAATCAGAAGGTCTCTGGCGCCTATTGGTCAATGTACATCGGAAAGGGGATATTCTTATCGCAAAAGGCAAAAATTATATTACTACGACACAAATTCACATGGATCTTCAAATATTTTTCACAAAACATTATTCACGGCTACCCAAGGCATCCTGCGAAGACTTTTTATTCCTTTGCACAGCGCGATTCGGTACAGATTATTATAATAGACTGTTAAATGAGTTGGGCTATAAATCTCCGCCAACTGAGTTTGATGAATTTGGAAGTCCCGTACTTAATCTGCAACCGGTTCCTGCGCGTGAATATAGGCACCCCGTATTTGAACCATTTAACATAGTCTGTAATGATCATTGTTTTTTGAATACAGTTGAAAACATTTATTCCGCGGAAGCCGCTATTCGCAAGGCTGTCCCCACCACCCCTTACATAAAAAAAATGCAGGAGCTTTTTGACTTATACGAATCTACCTTATCCACTGAAGATCTCTATAGAAAGGTTGTTTCTAGTTTTTCGGAATATATGGAACATTTTTTTAAATTGGTGGATGCACCTTCTGAGAGTCGTGGCCAACTTGAAATACCGCTGGATTATAATGAGGAGACTGTAAAAATGCCAATTAACGTATTTCGCACAACTGTAACACTCAAAGATGGAACAGCCTCTTTCCATATATATTACGGCATCTATGATATGCCTGACTCCTCATTGGATCCAGGTTCTTATAAAATAATATTGAATGTGCTACCAACTGAATCTAAGATGGGCCCCTTTGGACTCAATGATGTATATATTTCTGCCAATTTATACATCTATAAAATGTTTGAATATGCCCATTTCGAGAATCAACAAATAAACAGGCAGCGACCCAAGAATTTACATACGTCTAACAATTTTTCGCAATTTTATTCTTATCGGTACAAATTTGTCGGCGATTTATTGACGGCCATGTGGCCTCTCCCTATTGTTAAAGATTCGGCAAAAGGTGGGTCACGTTCGCAGTTGCAATCAAGATCACACAGAAGGAAATCAAGAGCGCATCGGTACAGAAAGACTCGGCGTAAATAACAGCCTAAAGCGTCGCAGCGATCTATATAGTATAGAATGACGGCCCCTCTCTGCTTTGCTATTATCATGTCAACCTTCTCTGACTGGGCCGCCCAGTACAACAAGACCTACAGTGGCCCAGCGGAACTCGAAGTCCGCGAGTCCATTTTCAACTACAATTTGCAGCGTATCAATGAGCACAACGTCAATGGCAGTGCTTCCTGGTCCATGGGCCTCAATCAGTTTGCGGATTTGACGGGGCCCGAGTTCGGGGAGCTGTATGTTACGGGCGGCTACACGGATAACAAGTTTCACCTTCCAACACAGATCCTCTATCCCACGGCTCTCCCTGCCTCCGTCGACTGGACGCAGAAGGGTGCGGTCACCCCTGTTAAGAACCAGGGCCAGTGCGGCTCCTGCTGGGCCTTTTCCACCACTGGCTCCGTCGAGGGAGCGCACTTCCTGGCCAACAAGACGCTTGTCAGTCTTTCTGAGCAGCAGCTGGTCGATTGCTCAGGCCCCGAAGGCAACCAGGGCTGCAACGGCGGCCTGATGGACTATGCTTTCGAGTATATTATCAACAATGACGGCATCACCTCTGAGTCTATTTATCCCTACATGGCGACGGACGGGCCATGCAAGAAGGCAGAGAAGGCCTATGCGACCCTCTCCTCTTTTGTTGATGTGACCCCCAATTCCGACACGGCCCTCATGACGGCTATCAACCAGCAGCCTGTCTCCGTAGCAGTCGAAGCCGATCAGAATACTTTCCAGTTCTACAGCGGTGGTGTGATGACGGGTGCCTGTGGAACGAGTCTTGATCACGGTGTACTTGCAGTCGGCTATGGGACGGATTCGGGCGCGGATTACTATAAGGTAAAGAACTCCTGGGGCCCCACGTGGGGTGAGGAGGGCTACATCCGCCTAGGCCGCGGCTCTTCTTATAACGGCGGTGCGGGGCAGTGCGGCATTCTGATGGATCCCTCTTATCCGGTTGTCTAACACTTTCCAAAATCATAAATTACTAGTTTCAGGGTTGCAGCAGCTATGAAATTAGTAAAGAACAAAGAACAAAGAACGGGCTAATAGCCTCTGTAGACTTTGAGCAGGGGTTGAAGATCTGCCATAATTCGTTTTTCCTCAGCTTCATCAAAATCTTTATGCAGCACTCGGAACTTGAGAGTGATCTGATTAGAAGGAAAGAAACAGATGCCATCATCGCCAGAAACAGAAGTATCCGCGCCTTCTATCTTTTCGTAGATTTCAACATGATAGATGGCTAATTGCTTCATATAAGTTCGATGCCCTGCAACATAATCGGGTACCAACAGTTTTAGAATCCGCCGCTGGGGCAACTGCTGTGGGTCCGAATCGTAGAAATATCCATCGAACGTAATGCTGGATTCGGTAAATTCGATAACGTCACGACAAAAGGGTCCACGACAAGATCCTGGGGCCCACCAGTAGCGGATCTTGGTATCTAATTCTTCTTCTGATTTTTCTTCTAAATCAGATAGAATTTCTATCACAAAATCCAAATCGCCCATTAAGCATGTAGAAATATCGGCTGTTTAGATCTGCCGGATGGGCAAACCAATTTATTTATAATTTATTAGTAGTAAATGTCATCTATAGTAGGCCAAGGTGGCACAACCATGTATATTCGGCAGAATAATGGGCTTATTCAGTATAGACCAAATGAAGAATATGCTTGGACAACAAAAAACACACCTATAACTGTTACAAATGATACGCCTACTGCTGGTATCCTCACTGTAGAATTTGTAACAAATTTTACACTTGCGTCCACAACCGACTACTTCATTTGCGGGTCAAGCCACATTCAATTCGGCAGCAGAGCCCTCAGGGAAGATGGGAGTCGACCAGTCTTCACGATCAACGGTGTAAATAACTATCCCGGTCTGATCCAAAACGGAACAAATGACGAAGCAGGCAAAAGCAATATCCACGTCTATAATTTGACCGTGACTGTTGCAGAAAGTAGCAGCCAACTTGCTGAAGGTGGCGGATGGATTGGTCAATCAATTTTCGCACTAGAGACGACTCATAATTACATTATAAACTGTTCTTCAGATGGTCCTATTCCAAATAATGGAGGAGGCATTGTAGGATACGCAGCAGGGAATGGCCCAGGAGTATGTCTTACACTTATCGGATGCTCTTCGTATGGGTTAATTGGTCAAAGTGCAGGAGGAATTGCAGGTTCGAATGCAAGTATCACATGCAACTCTTGCTGGAGTGAAGGCGTGATTGGCGACGCGGGGGGTGGTATTATAGGACAGAATGCAATAAATTCAGTTATAACTAATTGTTATTCAACGGGTGATATAACTGGAGGCAGTGCTGGTCGCGGCGGAATTTGCGGTCGCCTTTGTATCAACACAACAATTACAGGTTGTTATAGTACAGGTAGAATTGGTAGTTTTAGCGGAGGTATAGTGGGAGATGACTCAGTAGATGTAACTATAACCAATTGTTATTCTCTTGGAGATAGTGGTGGTTCTGGCTCGGGAGGTATCATAGGGCCTGGTGGCACTAGATATACGATCACTCATTGCTATACGGTTGGGAGAGCTAATGAAGGGTATATAATTGCCTCTAGTGGGGATATCCCCGACTCCTGTTATTCAGAAGCGGGATCAATGGGGGGAGTTCCCGGATCATGGATCTCAGGGCATGCCAATACAGTGCTCCAAGGATTCCCTTTACCGATTGTAGGAACTACCTGGGTAGGCACAGGTACAAACCAGGCCTATGAATTATTCAACATGGGCTATACTCCGTATATTCTGGAAAATATCACGTTAACTCTGAATGAAGACGAAATAACTTACACGCCAAGTCTAAATCGAAGTGCTTCTGCGGTAGTAAAAGCCGGTAACTCAACTGAGGCGGCCATCGTATCGGATAAAGCCTATACAATATTAGATATTTCAGGCGGTGTACCCGCTTCCTATAGTTCAATTGAGATCGATTCCACAACGGGAGTGATTTCGACAACAGCTGAAACTGCCGTTGGCACCTACATAATTAATCTTCGCAACATTGGTAGTTATAACATTACCCAATACCAACTAACGGTACCTATCCAGACTATATCCGGTGCAGGTGGCACAATCGTATATATTCAGCAGGAAGGCGATGATTTTCAATATAGAAATGATAATGAGGAGGCATGGACCTCGTTTGCTTTCCCAACTACTGTCGTAAATACAACTCCTGGTGCAGGTATTCTCATAGTGAATTTTTTTTCAGATTTTACATTTTCCTCAACGGATAACTACTTCATCTGCGGGTCATCCAACATTCAATTTGGCAGCACCGAACTCAACTACGATGGGAGTCGACCAGTCATCACAATCAACGGTGTACCTAGTTATCCTGGGTTGATTCAAAACTCCCAAAGCAATATCTATATCTATAACTTATTTGTGACTACACTCAACGGTAGTACACTCTTTAGCGGCATGATGGGGTCTGGCGGTTGGATTGGTCAAGAAGATTATGGAATCGGGGCTGCAAATAATTATATTGTAAACTGTTCTTCAGATGGTCCTATTTCCTCCAGTGGAGGGGGTATTGTGGGGTCCAACGCTGCCGCGCAGCCAGATGCCAGTCTTACAATCATAGGGTGTTCCTCATCAGGTTCTATTGATGTTAATGGCGGAGGTATTGCAGGAATAATGGCAGGTTTCAATGGTGGAAGTGTTACGTGTAACTCTTGTTGGAGTGAAGGGCGGATTGACACCGCCGGGGGCGGTATAATCGGGGCCAATGCAACAAATGCAACAATAACAAATTGTTATTCTAAGGGTGAAATAAGTCAAAGCGGTGGCGGAATTTGCGGCCGTGCGTGTGGAGATGGTGGTGGACATGTATCGATTACAGGTTGTTACAGCGAAGGTTTAATTAGAGAATACGCGGGAGGCATAGGAGGAGGTGATGCACGAAATGTATCTATATCCAACTGTTATTCTCTTGGCAATATGACAGCCTCAACGGCTGGAGGTATTATTGGGACGACCAATAGCACGGCGTTCGCAATCGCAAATTGTTACACAGTCGGAACTGTAGTAGGAGACCAAGGGTATATAATTGGCAGCAGCTATGTTGTCCCACCTTATTGCTATGCCGAGGCACTAGAAATACCTGCAGGGCCATGGAGTTCAGCAAATACGCTCAATGTTCTACTAGGTCGCCCAGCACCGATCATAGGCACTACATGGGTAGAAACAGTTACAAATCAGCCCTATGAATTATTCAATATGGGCTATACTCCGTATGATGTCCAAAATATTAAAATAGTTGATGGAGATACTCCATTTCTAAACCGCAGCAAATCAGCGTTACTTACAATAGATACATCAACTGATGCAGCGCTTGTATCAGATAAAGACTATACTATATTGGATATTTCAGGCGGTGATCCGGCTTCCCATAGTTCAATTACAATCGATCTATCATCCGGTGTTATTTCGATAACAGGACCAATAGTTCCTGGGACCTACACAATTTATCTGCGAAACAATGGCAGTTATAATATTACTGAATATCAACTAATCATTCCGATTACTATAACAGGCGCAGGGGGCACAACCATATATATTAAGCAGGAGGGCGGAATTGTTCAGTACAGTACTGATAATCAGTTATCATGGACCCCACTTAGTACACCCGCGGGTATTGCAAATTCAGACACAGGAAACCTCCTAACTGTAGAATTCGTGACAGATATCTCATTTCCCTCCGTAAATGACTTTTTTTTCTGTGGTTCAAGTCACATCCAATTTGGCAGCGCTTCGCTCAAGAATGATGGAAGCCGACCGATTATTACGATCGATGGTGTACAAGATTATCAGGGTCTTGTTCAAAATGGCACTGAATCAACCGATGGCAAAAGCAACATTTATATTTATAACTTGACGGTAAATGCAGCCAATTCGAGTCTATACGGGAGTGGCGGTGGCTGGATAGGTCAAGGTCATTTTGGTAAGGTGGCTGCCAATAATTACATTGTAAACTGTTCTTCAGAGGGTCCAATCGAGGGCAATGGAGGAGGCATTGTAGGTGCAGTAGCTGCGTATGGCGCAGGAGCAAACCTTACACTCATAGGGTGTTCCTCATCAGGTTCTATTGGTCTGCCCGGTAGCTTGGCAGGCGGTATTGCAGGTGCAGCTGCGGGTACCGATGGTGGAAGTATTACCTGCGAATCATGTTGGACTACAGGAACCATTAGTAGTAATAGTGCGTGCGGCGGCATTCTAGGAAGTGCTACAAGCAATGCAACAATAACAAATTGTTATTCAACGGGGGATATAAGTGGCTCTGGTGGTGGAATTTGCGGTACTAATTGTGGAATTTATGGACCCTTAACAATTACTAATTGTTATAGCAGGGGTGCTCTTGCATCAGGGGCAGGGGGTATTGCTGGGTACCAAGCAGTTAATATATCCATATCCAATTGTTATAGTGTTGGCTCCATAGCAGCAGGAGCAGGAGGTATTATAGGCCCCGGTCCTACTGATTGTACAATCACAAATTGTTATACAGTTGGAACTGTAGTAGACAGTAATGGCTATATCATCGGCGGCACTGCAGACATCCCTCTAACCTGTTTTTCGGAGGCGGGGTCAATAGGAGGAGTTGCCGGGACATGGAATCCAGTAAATGCCTCTAGTGCACTCTTACCTGGAACTATATGGACTGCAACTATTGTAGATGAGCCGTATGAATTAACCACTATGGGCTATACTCCCTACACGATCGCAAACATTGATACAGGGGGATCCCCATCGTTAAAACGGATATTCGCGGCTTCATTTCCGGCTGGATCCGCAGCTGCAACCCCCGCAGCCATAGTCCCAGGAAGATCGTATACCATTTTACGGATTGCAGACGGTGATTCAAATTCGTATGCGTCAATTGAATTGGATTCAGATACCGGTGTTATTTCAACTACAGCCGCCACTACTCCTGGCATATATACGATCTATCTACGCAATACAGGCAGTTACAATATCACTCTTTATGAGCTAACGATTACAGGGGGTGGCGGCGGTGGTGGTCCCGGTGGAAATGCCGTGCCGTGCTGTGCAAGAACTATATACAGAAAAGGACCCCTTATCGATAATGCAACATTGACAGCATTGACTGCCGGAAATACCTACTTGGGAAGTGTCCGACAGGGACCGATCTCCTATACGCAACTCATGGCAATGAAGAAAGCAAAGGCATCTAAGAAATAGATCCTTCTTTTGCTATGAAACTTTAGCTGCTATACTGTAGAGGGGGAATGTCTACAACCGATCGCACGTATACGACCAAATACAATATTTTAAAGGGGCGGCGGCTGTCAGCATTTCATTCACAGAATCCAACAAAGCAGATTGAGGGGCCTCGCGGAGTGACCCCATCATCCACTCTCACACAACTAAAGTATCCACAGGGCGACATTTGCTGTCTGTCACCACCTATATGCAACCCGGGCAACCTAGTCATAAACGGCGATTTTGCAAATGGTGTCCCCGATACGGACTACGTTATACCGCCAGGATGGCAATTACTAGAGGGTGATGGAAATAACCAAATAACCAGTGCGCCCAGCCCGGCACCCCCACCACCGCTACCTGCAGGAACACGTGCGTTTCGGGCAGGAAATTTATACAATAAGTCATACCTAACGCAGCGAATCCGCACTGTTGTCGGCATCCCTTATACGCTATCCTACTATCTATTTAATGCAGGGTCGCTAAATTCTGGAAATTGGAATTCTTCCCAAAATCTTATATACTTTAGTGCATCTGTATCAGAGAATAATACTCCTATCGGGCCTATCGTAAGTATATCATACCCAGCTACAGATAATGGATTTGGATGGCGAAATGTTACATCAAGATTTATCGCGAAGGAAAAATTAACGCTACTGACATTTACAATAATGCAGCCCCCTAATTTTTTTTATCTAACAGGCATTACTGTCAGATGTGATGTATAATACCTGCAGCCATAAAAGTGACGGATAGTGTTCATAGGTTTACTGAATCCTATGACCATGTTTCGACGATTGTTTCGATTTGCGATGATTGATTACGTACCGCTGGGGCGATGGACGCGTACTGAACGTGCAGCTAATGGAATTAAGGTAGATTTGGCCAATACCGATCATTGTGGGACTTGTCCTGTCCCTCTTTCAAAAAAATCCGACAAAAAGGATCGGCTGGTCCCAGATCTAAATAAATCGCATGTTAAGACTAAAGAATGAGACAGAATCGGAGTCAAAGACCGACAAAATCGGTTACGACAGTTGCGACAGTTCCAAAGACTCCGCTGCCATCGCCTTTTCCTCCTCCATCGGCACCTTCACCTTCCTTTGCCAGTGTCGCCAAGCAGGGATTCTCATGGGGTATTGGCAATGCTTTGGCCCAGGCAGCGATCAACAAGATGATGGGCCTTACACCTGCACTTGGACCAGCAGTTGCAGATCCAATCACTCCTCCAGGTCAAAATCCAAATCCAAAGCAAGTTGCCTATACGCTGTGTGTGAAGGATTTTGGCGATGCAGATTCCTGCAAACATTTACTTGATTAGTTTCAACCCCTCTAGTAAGGTGGAGCCATGATCTTCGAAACCGGCCTGTTTTCAATCTTTATCCAAATGGTGGTGAATTTTATTGAAGGCTGGGGTCTATCCATGACAGTTGCACCTAAGGATGAAATTCTCCGTGATCTCCTCAAAGTGGAATTTGTTGTCGAACTCATAGAACTTGTATTTTATGTTGTGCTAATTCTCTTTTTCAATCAACTGACAGGCACTATTACACCTTATCGCTACATTGACTGGGCCTTCACCACACCCCTCATGCTCATCACACTCATGGCTTATATGCGCGGTTCGGTCGGCCGACTTACGGACTTTCTGTCCAATAATGTCGGATCTATTGTCACAGTCTGCAGCCTCAACTTCACGATGCTTCTCTCCGGCTTCCTAGGCGAAATAGGTCTGTTGCCCATTTTTCTGACTACAGCACTGGGTTTCATCCCGTTTGCCACTTACTTTGGCTACATCTATGAAGAGTTTGTACCCACGGAAGCAGAGGATACAGATTACAAGCGAACACTCTTCTTTTGGTTCGTTGGATTCTGGGCACTCTATGGCTTGTTCGCCTTGTTCAGTTACACGGCCAAGAATGTGAGTTACAATATCTTGGACCTGTTTGCAAAGAACTTCTTCGGTATCTTCCTTTCACTGATTATCTGGTCGCGCAGCATTCCATCAGGAGTCGCTCTCTCTGTACTGACTTGAGCGCTTCGGTTCGCTTTATTTGTATAATGTAGGGCAAGGCCACGAATGAGGACAAGGAAACAAAAAAGCAAGTCAAGAAACAAGACAGCAAAGGCCTTTCTGTTTAATCCCGATAATCCTGCCAGAAGTTTTGATGTGTATATTGATAAAAATCCTGCGGATACAATCCCGATCAAGTATACGACCGTCGATGATGTGAAGGCCACGATCCATACTTTGGAACGTTTGTATAAATCGCACGAGTATCCTCATCAACGAATATGGCAGGTCGGCATGATCCTATTTGTGCGGCTGCGGGTTCTTAAGAAAATCAAACCGGCGCAATACGAACTGGCCAAAAAATACTTTAAATTTTTAAAGGGGCGTACTTCTCTTCCGAACGATGAACGATATAAACTACGATTTACACTGTGAATTCACTGCTGATATTATAACAAGCGGATATTTCATAAACTGCAAAAATTGACAATATTTATCGCAGCCACTATATAACACATATGATGACTGCATTTAAAAAAGTGGTTGAAAAAGACAATGCAATATATCCGGTAAGAATGGGAAAGAAGTGGGATGATGATGAAGTTCTACAACTTCTTACATCAATACAAAAGAAAAAAACCATATTAGAAATTGCTTCGGAACATCAACGAACTATCGGTGCGATTAATTCTGAAAGGCGTAAATTAGCAGCTGATTATTGGTTTAATGATAAAAGACCCATGGAAGAAATCATTAAATTTACTGGTCTAACAAGGGAACAGATTGAGGATGCAATTAAAAGTAGGACTACTACGAAAGTCTTCAAACCTAAAACAACTCTTACTGAAGATTGTGGTAACACTCCTTCTGATATGAAAGAAGTTATTATTTTATTAAAAGATATACAAAGTAAATTATCTTCCTTAATGGAAAAGGTTAAGTAAGTGCCGGTTTTAAATATCCGTCAGTCGAAGACTAAATGTCCAATAGCAGCTCATTCGCACGAATGCCCTCATAGGATGCACCAGATCCAACCACTTGGAAACGGCGAATGATTTCGCCTGATTCCTGACGTACACTGAGTTGTTCCAACCGCTCCCGCTTGTAGGTAATAAGAGCCGTGATGCGATCCAGCTCTGCGGCCGACACCGGCTCCTGGTAGAACTCGTAAATCATTTGAAGCAGCGACTGCAGCGTGCCTCCTGGAAACTCTCGCGTCACAGACTCCTTCGAACACAGAGGCAGCGTGATAACAAAGGCCGGAATGACCTCTTGCATGTCAGTTTGCGCTTCTCCGATAGGATAGATGGAGCTGGCCGAAGGTGGAAGCTGGATTTGCCAGTGAATGGGGTGATCTAGATTCATCGTGCTGCCCTGTGACTGTATAGGGTGGGGTGTCAACTTTTATGAATTACTGCTGCAGCTAAAAGTATCCATGTTCAATAGAATGGTTCTTATATCCAATAGCACTATAGCAATTAAGAATCACCACAAAATTAAACAGATTGAGAAGAAGCGTAATGAAGACAGTCTATTTTCCAATTTTTCTGAGATTCAAAAAGCCCAGATTTCATTCCATAATACAATTATCGCAAATAAGTATCCTGGAGGGCTTGAAGATAAATATACCAATGAACCATCGGATGAAGAAAGTGAAGAAGCAACGCCGGTTTCAAAATCCAAGAAAAAATAAAATCTTTGGTAGAGTAAGGAAACAATGGTCTTGATCTGTAAACCGAATAATTTTAGAGATAAGCCTCCATCAATGTTAAAAATCATTGAAGAGAAAAAGAGAACCTATCAGATATTTATTATGCCTTTAAAAGGGATACAAGAAGAACCCCAAATTAAAAAAGAATATACAAACATAAATCTACAATCCGAGCTTACAGATGCTGAGTTGAAGATAATATTTGGCTCTAGATAACCAAAGTCACATCATGGCCCTTTCTTTCAAACGCATGGTTCATGAACCTTTGCCCACCTGCATATTTTTTCTTGTATTATAACATTCTAAGAAACATTAGAATTTTATAGTATTTTTAACTTTTTAAGAAAAATTGTGGTGAGGGTGGTGAGGGTCTACCGCTAAGTTTACTTTTTGAGCCACCGAGCCGCCCAATTGGCAAAGTTTGCGGTAGACCCTCACCACCCTCACCAACCCTCACCACTTTTTGTAACATTTTCTCATTTTTTAATTGAAATTCCATAATAATAAAAACTACCAGAAATCCGCTTCTTAACAATATTATTGAGCGCCATCATGTCACTAAATCGCCGTTCCGACAGCGGCTTTACCGGATTATCATCCGTATAATGTCCATACAGAACGCCAGCCTTGATCCGTTCCTTGTCATCGCCCGAAAGCACGCATCGCTCAGTCAGCCATGCCTTCGTCGGATTATTGTCATCTTCGTAGGCTGCCGTGCATTCCAGAACAGCCGCTGGTCGTGCCAGAGATCGCAGACCAACCAAACCCGTCCGCTTCTCCAGCAGCAACAGGACGAACGCATCGCGCCACTCCAAAATCTCCGTTTTGAGCATCGGATTAATGAGCCGATGATGGGCCGCCGCGGGTTCCGCTACGAATTTAAATGGAAACGGAATAACACGATGCCGCGAATTGAAGGCCGCACACGGTTTACTTGGTGTCGGAATCGTATTGGACTGGATAACCAACGTATACGAAGGCACATAATGTGTAATAGTCTTCTGGTGCAGTGTTCGCACATCGATCCCATCGTTGCCTGTGAGGCGTTTGATGAGATCCACCTGTAGCCGGCCAGTGGTTTCCTCTGCTTCAGGCTCCGTAACAACCACGATCCGTTTACTCTTGCACTCCAACAGCGCTGGTTGGGGACGATCCTTGCCCTCCGACGGTTTTGTCAACACCGACGGATCCATCGAATAGTAGTAGTGGCCAAAGGTCGCCTTCACGAGATCGGCCAAAGCACCCTTGCCATTCCGCCCAATCCCATTCCATGAATAGAACTCTTCCAGATGTTTCGTTCCACTAAGACTGTAGGCCAGTGTCTGTAGTACATACTCAATCATATCGCGGTCTTCCCACACGGACCACAGAAATGCCTCTAGACGACCCCTATCGACCGAAGATGAAGCAGAAGGATAAGGATAGCCCGTTGTCGTCATGATCATATCCGCAGACAGAATAGGTCGCACCCGACCATCACGCAAGTCCACAACCTTATCCGAAAAGGCCAACAGATGCCGCTGCTCATCAATCGCCAGATGGATATCGGCCAGTTCATAATAGGCCGACAGGCATTTGATAACACCCTCCGCAAACGGGGCCGAGCCCACCTGCATATAGAACATGCGAATAGCCGCTGATTTCTTCCCATACTGTTCATCATCCGAACGTAGGGAAACCCGAGCATCGACTGCGAGCCCCTGCAGTGTACGCATCACATCGACCAGAAGACCGTGAGGCCGCTCGAGCGTATTGTTCCATACATTCGACGGCAGCAGCGCATACCATCCCGTCGCGTAGCACCACATGTATTTATCGGGATTCATATTGTAAAAGAGCTTTGCAGCATCATTATGATTGTTTTGACCAATGAGGGCCCAGACATCGGAACGCGACCGCGCATACTGGGCAAAGGCCGCAGGATTATCCTCTTTGAGCCATTTCCACAATGTGGCCTGTGTAAGATTAGACTTGTGGAATGTGGCCCACTTGGCCTCACACTCACCTGCTCTGTATTTGGGCGATGATCGGCTGAACTCTATCCAGGGTTCGATGCCGACCCCTTCATTGAAACAGATGAAACCGATGCGCAGCCAATCATCGTAACCGTTGCGTGTTATGGGATCGAGCAGCTGGATGATGGCTGCAAGGTCCGCACCCTGACTGGTCCCTGTTGTTTTTATTGATGCAGTGATAGAACCCACCGATAGAGCGTCATCCATATCAATTGTAGAAGTGGTGTCGATGTCCTTTTGGACTTTCACAAGCCCCAACGTCGTTAGATACGCGATGACAGATTCAGGACAGGCGCCGAGCATATCTGAATTCGAAGGAAACCGCTCCCACGTATACTCTATAATACCAACATCCGGTATCATGTAGGCAGTAGGATAGCACAGGATGCAGCCGCCTGATCCCCGCGTATCGACCTTCGATTGCTTCTTGCCCGTCGTAGTACAAATCCGCGCATCCCACTCATAGAAGTAATGCCGACCTTTCCGTGTTCGCTGCACCGCATTACAATCCACCATGAGTGCCTCTAGATGCTTCTGTTCGGCCTTCTCCAAATCATCCAAATCAATGACGCAAACATTACTCTGCTCACCCGTGTATACTATGAAGGCCGATGCATCGGCCCTGAGTGTCTTCGGCAGACTATCGTCGAATTTTGAGTGCGGCTTCAGCACCTTACCTCCGTCCCAAGTCAGGTTCGCAGAGCCGACAATCCATCCAAGACGGGCATACTGTTCGAAACAGTTCGCACGTGATATGGTTGTTGTTGTCATCTATATTTCAGGTGGTGGTTTTAGTTTTTGACTCTCAAACGGAAGCCCGGGGGATTTAGGCGGAGGATGAGGGGGTCGCGGCCGCCGCTTTTTTGGCCTGATACGCAGCCCGCCTCTTTGCGTTGATCTCTTCTTTGTTTTCATGATACTTCT